CACAGAACTTGAATTTTCATGAGTTAGATAGTATAATAACAAGAGTAGGACAAGACTCTAGGATTATATTTGCTGGTGATGTCTTCCAGACTGACCTAGTAAGACAGAATGAAAAGAATGGTATCTTAGATTTCCAACGTATCCTTGAGGCAATGGATGAGTTCTCTTCCGTTGAGTTTGGTGTCGAGGACATCATTAGGTCAGGTCTTGTTAAGTCTTACCTTATCAGCAAAATTAATACAGGACAGAACGAATGAATACTCTAGAACTTTTTCCAGTAAAATTATTTACATTTGATTGGGATGGTGATCTTGATGATATCTTAGAGAGATGTATAATAAATCAAAAAGATCTTCGTGGTTCTTTCCCTGCTACAGAACCTAGAGATTTATCACAGTCAGACCCAGATGCGTTACCGAGATTATTTCCTGATCTATCAGAATTTATACATGATTGTTTAGATCAGGTAAGACAACATCATAACTTGCAGTGTGATCAGCTTAAGGTTGCATCTTCTTGGGTCAACAGGTATAGAAATAATGCTATACTACCTTGGCATTTACATCCTATGAGTGCTTTTAGTGGTACTTTTCCTATTAATGATGCAGGTCTCTTATCTTTTAAAGATCCTGTTCAGTTTAGAATGTTTGAGTCTACCATGCCTCTATGTGATGATCCTAAACAGATTGATATTGAGACTAAGCCTGGTCAATTAATTATATTTCCTTGGTGGATGGAACACGGAGCAATTAATACAGATGAGGTTGAGAGATGGTCAATATCATTTAATGCTATGGCACATGGTAATATTAATATGGCTTCAGTAAAACCTATGCAAGATAATGTTCCACAAGATGTGTTAGATCTGCTTCCGTATGTTCCAAACTTATCTTCTGCTAGGATAGATATCGCATCAAATCCAAATGAATTTGTTACAAAGAGAAAAGTTGAATCATATCAAAAAAGAATAACAACATGACTTTCATACATCTAGAGGACATAACTCCTATTGAGATGGAGGCAAAGACTGATGAGGATTCTGGTAAGAGAGTGTATCTTACACCAGGAGGTGAGAAGTATGCTTCTGTTACTACTGTGATAGGTAGTAATCCTGCTAAGATGAAAGGTATAATGAAGTGGAGGAAGCGTGTAGGTGAGGATAAAGCTAACGCTATATCTAAGAGATCTACAAGTCGTGGTACTAAGTACCACTCCATAGTCGAGGACTACATTAATAATGTTTTAGAACTCGATGATTATAAAAAGTTTCCGCTACCTGTAGTGATGTTCCATCATTCTAGGGCAAGCTTAGACCGCATAAATAAAATATACTTACAAGAAGCTGCTCTGTATTCTGATACATTAAAATTAGCAGGGCGTGTTGATTGTATAGCAGAATTTGATGGGGAACTATCAATTATAGATTTTAAAACATCTGCTCAACCAAAAAAGGTAGAGTATCTTTATGATTATTTCGTTCAGGAGTGTGCGTATGCATGTATGCTCAAGGAAAGATATGATCTTAATGTTAAGCAGTTAGTAACTATAGTTGCTTGCGAAAACGGAGACACACAAGTTGAGGTTCGTCCTGTAAAGAGGGAGTACTTAACTACTCTTCTCAAATACATAGACGAATACAATAATACACATGGAAAAAAGCAAACTATTAGAGGATAAATTTATGACTGCGGCTAAGTTTTCGCAGGAAGTTGAAAGAATAGTTTTTGATAATATAGATATGAACTATATTGATGCTATCATTCACTACTGTGATCAAAATGAGATTGAATTGGAGACAGTTCCTAAACTCATTTCCAAACCATTGAAAGAGAAACTTAAGTTTGACGCACAGAAACTGAATTTTATTAAACGTACATCCAGAGCCAAATTAATGCTAGTATGACTTCCGAATTTTTTAAATCAGAATTAGTTAGAGGAGAGATTCAAGAGATGATGGAGTTGCAGCAACTTCTGATGAAGTATGCTATAAGCTTTCCTGTCCTTAGTAAAGAGAAGAAGGATGAGTACTTAGTTATACTTGAAAGACTTCTTGAGATGCAAGAGATCATGTATAACAGGATGAAGTTGAGTGATGATGAAGATGCTAAAGCAGTTATCGAGAACATGAAACAAGGTGTTGTTCTCATGGGTGTTGATAAAGATCTTACTGTACCTCAGATGTTCAAGCAGTTACGAGATCGAATTGATATTATGGTGAAAGAACAACAAAAAGGAGAAAAAGGGGTTGACTAACCCCCTTTTTTATGCTATAAATAGTATATCGGGTTCGCTACTCGATACGGGAGTGACTGAACAAACTTGCTGGCAATGGTCTAGTTAAGGTGATGAGTCAGAGGTGGTGCTCGCTGTTGGGAACAACAGAACTGTTTAACCAGACAGGACTCGTGCAGTACAGTAAAAATTTACTTATGTAGAAATGCCCTGTACTTGTAGGTATACATTATTCCTATCTCCCACCCCAAAAACACAATCCAATTAAATCTAAAAAAATCCGTATGACGTTCGCAGATCTAAAACGAAAATCTCAAGCAAATTTTGATTTTCTCCAGAAAGAGATAGAGAAAACCACCCAAACAGGTGGAGGTAAAGACGAGAGGTTCTGGAGACCAGAGTTAGATAATACAGGTAATGGTTACGCTGTTATCAGATTTCTCCCACCCCCAGAAGGTGAAGACCTTCCTTGGGCAAAGTTATATTCACATGCTTTCCAAGGACCTGGCGGTTGGTACATCGAAAACAGTTTAACGACACAAAACAAAAAAGACCCTGTTGGTGAAGTTAATCGTAAGTTGTGGAATAGTGGTCACGAATCAGACAAGGACATTGCTCGTAAGCAGAAGCGTAAGCTTACTTACTACACTAACATTGTTGTTGTTAAAGATCCTAAGAACCCTGAAAATGAAGGTAAGGTATTCTTGTACAAGTTCGGTAAGAAGATTTTCGACAAGATAATGGCCGCAATGCAGCCAGAGTTTCAAGACGAGACTCCTGTAAATGTGTTTGACTTCTGGGAAGGAGCAAACTTTAAGTTAAAGATAAAGACCGTTGCTGGTTTCTGGAACTATGATAGTTCTGAGTTCGATGCTGTTAGTGCTTTAAGCTCTGACGATTCTGAACTAGAAGCAACATATAAGCAACAGCATAGTTTAGCAGCATTCACTGCTGATGATCAGTTCAAAACATATGAAGAACTAGAGACTCGTTTAAACGCAGTACTCAATAGTTCACCTTCAACTGCTGCTTTCAGAGCACAGGCAGAGGAACAGTTTGAACCAGTACCTGTTGAGCAGGTAGCAGCATCTTCTGCACCTAAGTTCAACAAGAAGGAAACAAGTGATGATGATGCACTTAGTTACTTTGCTAGTTTAGCCGAGGAAGACTAAGTGAGTGATGAGTTAGTCCGTATCGCTAATGCTCTTGAGAGAATAGCTGATGCGTATGATAAGAAGCTCCATATAGAGGTTGATCACGCTCATATCGATGATATAGGTGAGATTCATGGGGATGTGGTAACACATCCCAAAGCCTTCTAAGGTGGTGAAATTGGATTTCTAGTTCTGGCAATTCGGGAAAAAAATCCCCGACCATTTTTACTCAAAAAAGTCGAGCTAGACTAGAGTTTTCTTTAATTTGTTATTAACGTAAGCAGAGCACTTATTGTAGGTGCTCTGCTTTTTTAGGTCTTGTACGAAATCGAACAAATACTTGTTTTTGAGTATGTAGATTTCTCTCTTACTTTCATTTATTCTTGTTTCATCTTCAAATACCGAAATAGCTTTAGATATGGTATTTCCAGCAACAGTGATAGTTGTGTTATTTGCGTCTTGAGAGTTATATTGGAAATTACCGTCATAGAAGGTTTTATCGACTTTTTGCCCTTTTTTCAAAAATATCGTTCCTGCGTCATTTTTAACATCTTCGATAATTTCGTAATATCTGATATTACTGTATATGTCGTTTCCATACTTTTCTTCTGCCCAAACTCGTAGAGCATTTTCTGATAAAGGCCAGTCAGTATAGACATTTGTTATATTATTGGATATAGCAATAATCCAATCATAATTAG